CCGTGATGAGCTTGTTCTAAGAAATCGAGAGTGGCTCGAACAGAGGATCAGCTTCATGTCTAATGCGACGTTTAGACGATGCGCATTTTAAGATCAGCAAGGTAGCATGCAGACAGGAGACGAGCCCTCACCCAAAGGTTTACGCTCGCCGTTCAACGTCGCGGGCCGCTCGCTGCTGGTCGGATTGCTCGCCTTTTGTGTGGTGTGTCTTCTACTACAAGCTACGATCTTCGTATTTAAGCAGCACCGCGGAGAACGCAACACACATCCGTTCCCGCCGCCACTAACCGAGCAGGAAGCCGGGCAGCAGCGAGAAGTTCGGAACGCCTTCGAGCGCGAGAAAGAACAGAGTGCGACCCTAGCCTCTAACTCGAAGGCCCTAGAGCAGGAAGTCGGCGCCGCGCGAGAAAGTCTAAGCGTATCCTCACAAAGATATCGACTGAATTCCACCCCTACGGAGCAGGAGCTTAGCACATTTGACGCTGCTGTCACCAAGCTAGCGGCGCTCGAGCAGAAGCTTGAGCAGAATCAGGCTGCCGCCCGCAGTCATGACATATTGCTATCGAAGGCTGATACAGTCTCTGCTGACTCCCTTCTCCAATCGGCGTTAGAGACTGGAGAGGTAGCATTCCGGGTCAATTCGAGGATGCGCCTCCTCTATCCAGAATCCGTTCGAGTAGTAGTCTCGCGAAAGTCCATCGTTAATGCGGTGAAGAAGACTCTACTGGATCAAGGCTTTGCTGATTTCGAACCGTTAGTGGCGGGGCAATTTATGCGAGTGGAGCTTTCGGCTCCCGAAACGGACTTTGCCATAAAGGCGGTCGGTCCCGTCGATCGATTACTTGGAGAGAATCCGGAAGAATGGATATACGATGTGGTGCCAAAATCAACAGGTAAAGATAAAGTCCTTACGGCAACTGTCTTTGTACGATTCCTTTTGCCTAACAGAGTTGAGTATGCGTCTGCGAAGGTTCTCGATAAACACATCGTTGTTCAAGTTGACTGGCTAGCATCTGCGGAAAATGTCATGGCCGGTAACTGGCAATATTTTGTCTCGGGCTTCGGCGGCGTAGTCGTAAGCATTGCGTCTTTTTATGGTGTGAGATGGGCGGACCAAAAACCACGACAGAGCCGGAAACGTTCCCAACGAAGCGGATCCCGGCGCCGATAGCTCCGCTAGTGACCGTAGCTCGCCCGAATCTGGCAGCCCGCTTTCGGCCAGACCGGGCTGTAGGCTGAATGCCGGTTTCCCCTCCAGGCGGCGGAAAGCAGACCGGCAGAAAGCCACCCGACCCGGCCGTAACCGGCGCCGCAAAACCAGCGACACCGATATCGCGCCTCGGTTCGTAGTGGCCGGGACCACAATCGTCGCGGCGACGGTCGCGAAACCGAGATGTGCCCTTGCCATTCTGATGGCTGGGAAGGCTGCGCGCCAGCACAAACCCCTGATGCGACGGAGCGACCAACTGTGGCGCCTTCTCTCGCCTCGAACCCCGATGACGTAACCATCCAGGTCGGCTCGAACCGCTTCGTCGGTTGGCAGAACGTGACCATCACCCGCTCCTGCGAGTCGATGCCGAACACCTGGTCGCTCACCGCCAGCGCCGAGTTCCTGCAAGGCCCGGCGCTGGCGGGCACCCGCCCGGGCCAGCCATGCCTGATCTATATCGGCTCCGACCTCGTCATCACCGGCAAGATCGACCGCCGCTCCATCCCGATCGACGCGCGCAACCACCAGGTCACCCTCTCCGGCCGCGGCATCACCCGCAACCTGGTCGATTGCTCGGCCGATCTGCTGAACGATCCCGGCATCCGTGGCGGCCAGATCAACGGCGCGAACGCCCTCGACGTAGCGATCAAGCTCTGCAAGGCGTACGGCATCACCGCATGCTCCGCCGTCACCGACCTCGGCATCGCGATCCCGTCGTTTCAGGTGCCGCTGGGCGAGACGCCCTACCAGATCATCGAATCCGTCGCCCGCTACGCGGGTTACCTGGTCTACGAGGACGTGTCCGGCCGCCTCGTGCTGGACCGCATCGGCACCGCGCAGCACGCCTCCGGCTTCACCCTGCCGGGCAACATCGAGGCGATCAACGCCGAGCGCTCCGTCGATGGCCGGTTCTCGACCTACGTCGTGGTCTACTCCGGCGTCGATCAGACCGCCGACCTGGGCGGCCTGGCCAACCGCCGCGCCACCATCCTGGATGACACGCTGGGCGAATACCGGCTGCGCGTCATCGTCTCGGAGCAAATCGCGCCGACCCCGGCCGGGCAGCAGACGATCGACAACGACGCCATCGCCAAACAGCGCGCGAACTGGGAGAAGGCCCGGCGCATCGGCCGCAGCCAGGCTGCGTCCATCACCTGCGATAGCTGGCGCGACAGCGCGGGCACGCTCTGGACGCCGAACAGACTGGCGACGATCGACGCGCCGGCGGCCGATATTGCCAACGCGACGTGGATCATTGGCTCGCTCACTTTCCGCAAGGACAGCAGCGGCATGCACACCGACCTGATCCTGATGCCGCCCGATGCGTTCACCCCCGAGCCGAACCCGCTGAACTTGTTCGACGCTGAGCTGACCAACGCGCCACAGACCTCGCAGGCCCCCGCGCCGCCATCCACCAGCACGCCGCCGTAGCGGCCGGAGGCTGAATGTCCACGTCTCTCGAAGCCACCGTCGCCCTGCTGACGCGCCAGGTTGTCATGTTGGAGCGGCAGGTGAGTGCGCTGATGCTGCGCCGAGGCGCACCGTTCGCGCTGGCCCGCACCACGCTGGCGGTGAACGATACCGGTCCGGTGCAGACGGTGCAGGCGCAGCTCGACGCGCTGTCCATGCGCGACAACATACCGGTGCTGTATGGGTTCGGCGTCACCGGCTCGCCGCCGATCGGCACCGATCTGCATCTGGCGTTCCTCGACGGCGACCGGGCGAAGTCGCTGGCGATCGCCGGCGGCCACCAGAGCTATCGGCTGCGCAACCTCGGGGTGGGCGACGCCGCGCTGTACGATCTCCGCGGCGCCTATGTCTGGCTGACCGCGGGCGGTCCCTCGGTTGCGTGCGCCGGCAACCCCATGACGATCGCCGGCGATCTGCACGTCACCGGCGCGGTCATCGCGGGCTACGGAGGCGCGGACCAGGTCGGCTTGCAGACGCACAAGCACGGCGAGGGCACCGCTGCCGCCGGCACCACCGCGCCTACGGCCAACACCTGATGGGCGACATTCGCATCGTCTGGGACCCGGCCACGGGGACCGGCGACCTCAACATGTTCGGCGCCGGGCTGGAGCTGGGGCACGACCTGGAGACGGCTTCCCTCATCAGCATGTTCACCGATGCCCAGGTCGATCCAGGCGACATCGTGTTCGACACCGACCCGCATGGGTGGTGGGCGGACACCTATGCGGCGCTGGAGGACCCGACCCTCGCCGTGATCCCGGACGATCGTATCGGCTCGAAAATCTACCAGGCTTTTGCAAGGCCGCGCACGCAGGACACGCTGAACTGGCTGCGCGACCAGATCGTCCAATGCCACGCCTGGATGATTACCGATGGCGTCGCATCGGCGGTGGACGCGCAACCGTTTTTCACCGGCCCGGGTGGCATCGGCGCGACCGTCACCATCACGGCGAACGGCGTGCCGAACCTCTACAGCTACGCCTGGTCGCAGGAATCCTGATCCGTGCCGTTTCCAAGGCCGACCCTCACTGCTCTTCGCGCGCAGGCGATGCAGGACATCACCGCGTCCGATCTGCCGAACGCCGACGGGTTCCTGCGCAGGGCCGTGCTGCGCGTGCTGGCGTGGGTCCAGGCCGGCCTCGCCTATCTGCATTACGGCTACCTTGACTGGATCTCGCTGCAATCGACGCCGTTCACCGCGACCGGCGAATACCTGGAGGGATGGGCGGCGATGGCGCCGACCCCGGTGTTGCGGGAGGCGCCGACCTTTGCGTCCGGCCCGGCGGCGTGGCCGGGGGTGGTCAATACGCTGCTGCCGGGCGGGACGGTGTGCAGCCGCGGCGATGGCGTGCAGTACGCCACGTCGGCGGACGCGACGGTCGGCGGCGGCGGGTCGGTCGCGGTGACCGTGGTTGCTCTGGTGGCGGGCTCGAATGGCAACACCGACAGCGGCACGCCGCTGACGCTGGGCGTGTCGATCGGCGGCATCAACCCGAGCGGCGCCGCGACCGCCGCGATCACCGGCGGCGCCGACCTGGAGACGGACGGTCCGCTGCGGACCCGCATGCAGGAGAGCTACGCGGCACCACCGCACGGCGGGAACCAGGCGGATTTCGTGACCTGGGCGTTGCAGGTGACCGGCGTCACCCGCGCGTGGTGCGCGCCCTGGATCGCCGGTCCCGGCACCGTCACGGTGTTCTTCATGATGGACGTGGCCGAGGCGGCCTATGGCGGCTTCCCGCAGGGGACGAACGGCGTCGCCGCAGCGGAAACTCGTGACACGGCGGCGACAGGCGATCAGCTCGCGGTGGCGAACTTTCTCTACAAGCTGCGCGCGGTGACGATGCTGGTCTATGCGGTCGCGCCGCAGGCCTCGACGCAGGCATTCACGATCGCGGGCCTGTCCGGGATTTCGAGCGCGCAGCAGGCGCAGGTGTCCGCCGCGCTGACCACGTTGTTCTTGCAAAAGGACAGTCCGCTCGCCACCACGTCGATCGAGCAAAGCGATTGCGCCGCGGCGATCACGGCGATCGGCGGGTTGCCGTCGTTCGCGATCACCACGCCATCGTCGTGGCCGATCACGTCGGCGGCCGGCTACCTGTTCACCCTCGGGACGGTCACCTATTCCTGATGCCGACCCCTCCCGCCTTTGGCGATGCCGACTACCAGCAGGCGATGCTGCGGCTGTTGCCGACCGGCCGCGTCTGGCGGCGCGATCCGGCGTCCACGCTGTCGGCGGTCATGCTGGCGCTGGCGCCGACCTATACGCGCAGCACCGCGGCAGCGGCGCAGGTCCTGATCGACGCGAGCCCGGCGACGACGCAGAACCTGCTGGTGGAGTGGGAGAACTCGCTAGGGTTGCCCGATCCATGCACCGCGCCGAACCCGTCGATCGAGCAGCGCCAGGCCGCGGTGCGGGCAAAGTGGGGCGCGCGCGGCGCGTTGACGACGGCGTATTTCGTCTCGATGGCGGCGGCGCTCGGGTTCGCCGTCACCATTGTCGAGTTCACGCCCTTTGCAGTGGACATGGCGTGCGATCAGCCGCTGCTCGAACCGGCGTGGGCGTTCGTTTGGCAGGTGAACGCGCCGGAGGTCGTGACTTTCTATTTTTCCGTCGAGGACTCCGGCGCGGACGATCCACTGGAAACCTACGATGCCGGCGAGCTGGTGTGCCGCATCACACAAGACGCGCCCGCGGGCACGTTGGTGCTTTTCGCTTTCTCCTGACCGGGAATTTTCATGCAAAGAATCATCGACCCGACGGCGGTCGCGATGCTGCCGGCGCCGCCGGCATTGACCGGCACGACCGGGTATTTCGGGCCTGCGGTGCCGGGTATCTCGCCGGCGACGCGCCTCCGCTACTGGTTCGTCAACATGATCCAGGAAGAACTGATGTCGATCCTGGCGGCGGCGAGCATCACCGCCGACACGACCGGGACGGTGTTCAACCAAATCTTGCTGGCGATCCAGGCGCTGATCGGCGCCATCCCGCATGGGGTGCAGACGTTCACCAGCTCGGGGACGTTCACGGTGCCGGCCGGCGTCAAGGCCATCGAGGTCGAGGTGTGGGGCGGTGGTTCCGGCTCCTGGGCATCGGTCTCGGGTATTCCCGGCGGCGGCGGATCGGGCGGCGGTTACGCGCGAAAGCGCCTGTCCGGCCTTACGCCCGGTGCGTCGATCACGGTGACGATCGGGGCCGGCGGGACTGCCGGCACGACTACTCCGGCCGCGCCCGGCGCCGGTGGCACCACCAGTTTCGCGGGAGCCGGGTTTACCACCGTCAGTGCGACCGGCGGCGTTGTCAGCGTCTCAAGCACCACCAGCGTTCCGGTGTTTGGGAATAAGGCGGGCGTCGGTTCCGGCGGCGACGTCAACCTGTATGGCGGCGACGGCGGCAATGGCGGCACGGGACAGGGCAACACCGGGATCGTCGGCGGTGTCTGGGGCGGGTTCGGCGGCAATGGACCTCTGGCGGGCGGGTGCAACGACACGGCAAACGGCGTCGGGATAGCGGGCTATTTTCCCGGCGGCGGGGCATCCGGCGCGGGCACCGGAGCAGCGGGCACGACGGCACAGAACGGCGCAGCCGGTGCGGCGGGCCTGTGCGTAGTGAGGTGGTAGCGATGGATGGCGCGCTGCGCGGCGTTCCGGTGAGTCGCGAGCCTATCTGGCTGGCGCCGAAACTGCCGACTGCCATCAAGGGCTACCGCTACGAGATCGACCCACTCGATGCGCAGGTGCTGAGTTCGCTGTCGCTCGCTGCAGCGCCTTCGGGCACCGGCGAGCTGACGATCTCCGCTCTGGCGTTCGCTGCCGGGATTGTCACGTTCACGCTGGCGTCGGGGCAGCCGACGCGCTGCTACACGCTGCTGCTGACTGCGACTCGGTCGGATGGACTGGTCAGCGATTATCTTTTCAAGCTGCGCGTTGGCAGCGTGCTGGTCACGGACCAGCCGCAAGTCCCGTCGGCGACCGGGTTTGGCGCGGCAGCAACCTGGAGTGCCGCATGACGGCAACAAGTACCTCAGCGCTTCCCTTGCCCCAATCTCGAAACGAGATAAGTTCAGCCTTCATCTTCGCGGACACTCTCACGATCTTACGTGGCTCCGGATCGGCCCGCCCCCGTCTCATGCACGCCTCCCTAATCCATCAATAGGTCATCAGCCTGAAGCGGTCCCACTTCTCGAGTACGTCCAAGGTCAGGGGCAAATTCAACGCGGAGAAATCGGTCAGAGCTGGGATTATAAGAGACCATCAGCGCCCGCCCGTACTCCCGGTGTTCGGTGCGACTCTTGACAGCACTATCCTCGCTCTCAATACGCTCCTTGGTCTCGGCCAAAGCGATCCCGTCAACCTTCCGGCGACCTTCTACGCAGACGACGAAATCCGGATAATATCCGCGCCCAGTGTCAGGCAGCACGATCCGTGCCGACCAGTCGTCGGAGGCGTTAGGGCGAGGCAGGTTGCGCGTCCACCACAACACCCGCGGCTGACGATCAAGCCAATCCGCAAACCTTTGTTCCCACGCGTTCAGTCCGGACGGAAAAACCGCATACAGGTTCTTCGTGGATTGCAGCAGAGGGACATTGCTGTCCCATGTCTTTGGCAAGTCCGCAGCATTGACAACCTCCGCGCAGGACTGCATGGCACGCCGGAGCGCATCCTTGAGCAATGTGGGGAATTGCACCAGCACAACGTTCACAGCCCGACGCAATTCCTTCTCGCCTGGCACATCGAGACCCGCTTGCGCCAAAGCCTCAGCCATCAATTTTTGCAGTCGTTGTCCAAGTTCGACCGGATTGACATAGGCGCTCACGCGAAGCAGTTCATGCGCGTGCCCGCGGGCAAGTACATCGCTGATAACTGCCTGTTCTTGCTGGCGCGCTTCCCGAGTGGGGTCGAATATGTCGCCCTCGCGCCTTTCAACTTCCATCCGGCTGCGCTGGGCGGCAAGCAGGTGCTGTTCTGTGAATCTTACATTGCGTATCAGCACATCGAGCAATTGAGCAACATTGCGAGGCATCTTTTCCGTACGAAGGCAGCGTGGTACTGGAGGCCCTAACCGGCGAGGATATCGGTGTGCAGGCGGAGCGGCAGTGCGGGTACCTAGGGATGAAACCGCATTACCGGGCGTCAAGGTTGGCGGTGGCGCCACAACGTCCGCGAGCTGACCGAACAGTGTCTCTGGTATCCGAAACGGAACCACTCTTGACAGCTCAGCCCCTTCCCCAACCCCAACCTCAACATTTGCGTCAGCCCTCTCCAGGCCGGGTTGCGGTGGGGGCTCCAGAACCAGAAGCGATTGACCGCCTGCACCCATAACCGTGATCGCACCGTCGCCGCCTACCGCAGCCTCGTAGACCGACACATCATCCGTGGCTACCTGGATGCAGTCCTTGATGGCTTTTATGCGATCTGCGGCTGCCTCAAGACCTGCCTGCCCCTCGGCGTCGCCAAGAAATATCCACCCAGTGTCCAACGCATCCGGCAATTCCGTGCGACCTTGCAGCAACGAATGCACCCGCATAATACGGCCGACAACCTGCAACCCAAAATTGGTGTCCACGACGGGACGCAATGCACACAAGGTGAATGCACGAGGAGCGTCGAAGCCGGTAGCTACGGCCATTTTGAAGATCAGGACTTCCACCGCAGGGTCATTGGCCAGTGCCAGGACGTTCGGATCCGGCTCATCGGCCGTGTGAACCGCTACCGCGTCCTGCCGGAAACCAAGACGCGCGTGCATAAGCTCTCGCGTTCGTGCGGGTGTCCAATCGTTACTCGCAGCTTGTACAAGAAGCAATGGAACAATAGGTATACCTTGGTCATGGAGCATGGCCTTCAATGCCCGATGCTGATCGACGGCCTTCCGCAGAGCCGTTTCGTTCAGGTCGATCAGGTCGCGGGCGCTGCCACGAGCGATGAATCGTACCGCCCGGACCATTGATTTATTCAGCCGTTCCCGGACCACCCTGGCACGCGAAATGGAAATCCGTTGGAACCGGGATACATCCATCGCACGACGCAAGACCTCGATATCCGCATCGTCGGGGGTAGCTGTCGCACACATCAGGAGATCCGGGTTCAAGACTTCGTCAAAGAACCGGAAAGCCTGCGATCCCGGACGGAAAGAGTGATGGGCTTCGTCAACGACTGCCCCAATCACGAAGCCTGATTCCCGCAATCTCCGCACCAACGTATCCAGCGCAGGTGCCACATCGTCATCTGTGCGCATTCGCCTTGTGTCGGCATTGCGCGCGGCGACGCTTGCCCATGTCGCGACGAAGACATCTCCCGGCCGTGTACCGATGTCAGCGCGGTCGAGAACCGGATTGCGCACCCGTAAGCCAGGCGCAACGGCCCGCAGCGCAGTTCCAGTCTGCCCGACCAGTCCGGCAAATGGTGCGAACCAGAACCGCACTACCGGTGCACTGCGAGAGACGATTTCCGCGGTTGCGGCAAGCATCACAGTCTTGCCCGATCCCGTCGGAGATTCCAAGAGGAAGCACCCAATACGCCGCGCAATGCGTCGCCGCTCTCGAGGGGCTTGCTTGATCTTGTCTACAGTGTCGAGGGCCGCCGTTGCGAGTGTATCCACGGCCTCCTGCTGAAACTCGCGTAAGATGATAGGTGGGCCGGAACGTCGAGACATGGCGCTACAAACCTGCCACGATCCGAGGGAATTCAGCGAGCAGCCGATCCGGCGTCTGGTCTATGGTCACGGATGGCAGTTCAAGCTGATCTCGCAAAGGGCCGGGAGTCGGACAATACGTTGCAACTGCGGATGTGGCGGCTAGGCGCTGAATCTCTCTTACCGCGGCATCTGCCACCTGAGGCACGTACACCACGACTGGATCGTCTGCCTGATCCGTGCCGGGTCGGCTGATTTGCACCGTTGCGCCTTCTTTGAAGGCGGCAAGCGGTCTGTCGTACCTGAGTTGTATCAAGAACCAGACCGCGGCGTGGTCCAATTCGTATACCACGTCGTCCCAATCGATGCGCCGCGCGCGCAGATAAGCAAAATCACCTGATAGAGACGCGGAGGATCCCCCACCAGCGATGGCTTTTCTTAACCGCTGCGCACATACATCTCGGCAGAGATTTTTGTCGGGTGAACCGGCAGTTGCCTCCGTGCTGGACACAAGGATAAATCGGCGGTCGCCTTCGTCGTCCGCGTTTAGGGCAAGCGTGGCGTGGCCGGTAGTTCCGGAGCCAGCGAAGAAATCCATGACGATGTCGCCATCGCCGGCGGCCGTGCGCAGGAGAGCCTTTACTAAACTGAGCGGTTTGGGAAACTCAAAAACCTTGGCGCCGAATAGATGCTCGATCTCCGTAGTGGCAACTCCTTGCCTGTCGCTACGCAAGGTCTGGGCGTCTTCCTCGTCGACAGCCTCGCGAATACCGGCAATCCAGCTTCCTACGGGTTTTTTGGCCTCTTCATGTTCCGGTGTCTGCTTGACAATGCGAGATAGCCTGGACCGCGCGATCGGCTTCCTCACCCAGAAATCCAGATCAGGCAGATCGGCACGGAGCAGCGGTCGGTTCTTTCCGTCCCGTGGTACGTTTCCGGCCTCTATTGCGGCATCTAGCTGCGCCCTGGTTTCGTACCAAAACGGCGGCTCGGACTCTTCAGGAAAAAAGATCTCCCCATTGCGGATCAGAGCCTCCATCGACACTTCACGCGGTCGACCGCGCGGGGGCTGCTTCTCGCTCCAGAAACGCCAGACCTGGTTAGGGGCACAAGGATACCAGAGTCCAGTTTTCTCATTATAAATTGGATAATAGGTGTTCGCTCGGTTTACAAGTGTTTTTGGTGTGGTAATGGGGTCCAGGCGCACCGGGACATCCCCTAAGCTGGGTCGAACTCGGAATTTTCCTGGTCCCGCATCTGGCCCAATGAATTGGAAGCCTGCATTGGCATAGACCAAAATATGCTCGTGCACTCCGCTCCAATTACGCTGCTTGTCGCTATTACTTGAGAGTGCGGACTTCTCGGTCATTTTTTGGCAGCCCGTGACTTTCGCTCACGGTCGCGAATCCACGGCCCGAAGAGCCGGTCGAGTTCGTTGATCTGGCGTCCGGAACCGGATTCCGCCACGCGGTGCTCGAACCAGCTGCGCAGGGAAATTTCGATCAGCCCGCGGGGCCTGTCCGGATGCTCGGCATGGATGCGCTCTGACGATTGCTCGATCGACAGCCGTTCGCCATCGGCCCAGATGATCTTGCGCCGCTTGGCGTCGACACGGGCGTCTTCCAGCGTGGCGAACACAAGGCCGGACACCGCGCCGGCGGCTTGTCCGTCGGGCGAGACCATCCATTCGAGGAAGTCCGCGGTGAGCGGGTTGTCGTCGCAGATGTCTGGCTCGCGTCGCTTTCCCATCGGATCAGAATAGCGCAGCGGCTCACCGCTGTCGCGGCGCTCACGCCAGAGTCAACGCCGATCACGCGGGATTCAACGCGGGCATCGTGCGTCCCCGGGTAACGACATCGGTCGTCACAACGCAACGAGCCAACCCAATGGCACTGTGGATACTTTGGTGGAATGCAATCCGGTCGCTGCGCCCGGCGTTCACCCGCCTGCAAACCTTCCTGTGGTTCGCCGCCGCCGTGGCCGGCTTCACGGTGCGCACCGAGCAGCTCGGTGTCACCTCCATCGTGCGCGCGCTGAACCTCGATCCGCGTCGCTACAACGCGCTCTGCGACTATTTCCACTCCTCCGCCGTCAAGCTCGACCAGCTCACCGCGCTGTGGACCTCGCTGGTGCTTCGCCTGTTGCCCCAGGCGCTGCGCGTCAACGGCAGGTACGTCCTGGTCGGCGACGGCATCAAGATCCCCAAGTGCGGCCGCAAGATGCCGGCGGTCAAATTGCTGCACCAGCAATCGGAATCGAACACCAAGCCGAACTACATCACCGGGCACTCACTGCAAGCTGTCAGTCTGCTCGTTCACGCCGCCGCTTCCGTCTTCGCTGTGCCGCTTGCCGCACGCATCCATGAGGGCTTGGTATGGTCCAACCGCGACCGCCGGACCCTGCTCGACAGGATGATCTCCCTGATCGGCATCACCGATGTCGATCAACCCTTCTACTTCGTCGCCGACGCCTACTATGGCGCGCAGAAGATCATCGCCGGCCTGCTCAAGCGGAACAACCACCTGGTCACCCGCGTGAAGTCCAATGCCGTCGCGTACACTGCTTACCAACACCGCGGGCCGCGCAAGCGAGGCGCGCCGAGGAAGTACGGCAAGAAGCTCAAGGTGAAGTCGCTGCTGAATGATCCCACGGCCTTCCAGAAGGCCAACAGCCCCGTCTATGGCGAGAACAAGGTGACCATCCGATATCGCGTCCGCGACCTGCTGTGGCGCCCTGCCGGCCGCTTGGTGCGCTTCGTCGCGGTGAGCCATCCAACAAGAGGCTCCCTCCTCCTCATGTGCACCGACACCTCCCTCGACGCCATCGACATCATTCGTCTCTACGGTCTGCGCTTCAAGATCGAACTCAGCTTCAAGCAGGCCGTGCACCGGATCGGCACCTTCGCCTATCATTTCTGGATGTTCGACATGAAGGCGCGGCGCCGCAACGACGGCAACCAGCATCTCCACCGGGCATCACCCAAATACCGCGACGACGTCAAACGCAAGCTGCATGCCTATCACGTCTTCATCCAGACCGGCCTCATCTGCCAGGGATTGCTGCAGTACCTCTCCGTCGCACATCCCCGGCTCGTCTGGGCCTCCTTCGGCTCCTGGCTGCGCACCGTCCGACCCGGGATCCCGCCCTCCGAACTTGTCGTCGCAACCGCGCTACGCCAGCGGTTTCCCGAATTCCTCCTGGATACCCCGAAACGCCATATCTTCACGAAATTCCTCGCCAAACGAGCGGATACCAATAACATGCAGGGCTTCCAACTCGCAGCTTGAGAGAAAATCCCGGGCAAACCCCAGACTCTCAAGGCTATTATTGGTGTCCTTGGTTCTCCACACAAAGCTGCCCAGACGCATTCCCGGCAGGGCCTGCTCCATCAAAAGGTCCAGGCGTGACCTATTTTCGTCGTTGATACAAACGAAGATTGCTCCATCATCCGCGAGCAGGTCTCGTGCCAACAGCAGCCGACGATAAAGGAATTCCAGCCACAGGCTTTGTCGATATCGATCACCCTTGCCGATGTAGCGGTCGTTGTATGCGAAGTCGTTAGATCCCCTATTGTAGGGGGGATCGATAAAGATGCACTTTACCCGACCAGCATAGGCGGTCCGAAGCGCTCGCAAGGCATCCCAATTGTCGGCTTCAATGATCAGGTTGCGCCACCCCTGATCGTCGATTGGAACGGTCGATAGTTCCTGGTCCAAGTCCAGCGCGACGAAATCTCCATTCAGTGCGCGATCAGGTTCAATGCCCTCGCGCTCCCAGACTAAGCCGTATCGACGCTCGCTGTCGCGGCGTTCGATCAGGCTTACGAGAGCTTCATGTGAGAGCTGGGAATAGCGGCTTGGCTTGGTCATCGTCTGCCACGATAGCGCGAAATCGACCGAGTCGGCAGTCTACCCCCGGATGGGCGGTGACCCGATTGGAGGTGGCAACCGCCTGAATGCCATCTGGTTTAGTGATAGTCGACGATCTCGACATGATCGGGCCCCAACCGCTGACCATTTCACCTTCAGTCTTGCCGGATTGTTGGCATGAGATGTCACGGTGGCGCCCCCCAAGGATCAACGATCTCAACCCCGCACCCCTCGAAGTCGGGCACGTTCCGAGTGGCGAGCACGGCACCACGCGACCGCGCTATCGCGGCAATCTGCGCGTCCGCCTGTGAAATCGGCCGGCCAGCCCGGCGGCGCCCGGCGGCAAGCTCGGCGAACGCCTCGGCCGCTTCGGAGTCGAAGGGCAGGATGCGCCCGCGGAAGTAGGTCTCGAACGCGGTGCGGGCGGCCAGCGCAAGCCCTTGCCGGCGCTTTCCTTCCGGCACCAGGGCCACGCCATAGAGGATTTCCGCCTGGGTCACAGCCGACAGGAACATCGTCGCCCCCGGGATGGCGTCGGTCCAGGCCATGACCGCGGGCTCGGGGGATTCCTTCATCAGCTCGGAGACGACATTGGTGTCGAGGACGATCATTCGTCGAACGTCGGCGGCTCGCGCATCGGTTCGCGCGGAACCTTCGGCAGGTCGAAGCCGCCGAACGGCTTGAACAGGGCATGGATCGCCGTGCCCAGGTTCTTCGGCTCCGGCGGCTCCTGGTTGAGCGACGTGCGCAGGATGTCGCGTGCCTCATCCTCCATCGAGCGGCCATGGACGGCCGCCTGGATGCGGAGGCGGGATTTCAGGGAGTCGTCCAGGTTGCGGATGGTGATGCTCGCCATGGAATCGCCTTTGTCAGCATTGATGCGATTATAGGCGATGATTGCATCTCGGCTCAATGCGTTTCACGGCGCCGCCCGCTCTGCTGTCGCGGAAGGTAACGAGAGATGCGTGCCGAGTGCTCACTCCGCCGACCACGGACCGGTCGTGACCCTCTCAAAACACCATTTGCCATACCGTGCACAGTGGCCCCGGAAACCCCGGAACGCCTCGCGAACAACGCCCATGCTCGCGGGATTTCGGCATGGAAACTCTAGGCTCGCGCAGGGAGGCACAACCTTGCCAAGGTTGGGGTCGAGGGTTCGAATCCCTTCGCCCGCTCCAGATTTCCTCAAGAGAATCAGATGCTTAGAGCGGTGCTTCGGGGGCGTTTTTTGCTTCCCCGACCCTGGCGCCAAAGCCGGGGAAGCAGGGGGGAAGCAGCAGAAAGCGTAAAGTAGCGGGCTTTTGGCTGCTTTAGGCATTGATGCCGGTGCGAAGCCATGGTT